TTGTCCTGCTTGATATCCAATAATTACTGCTGAATCTGTATTAGTTCCATTTGTATTAGCTTCATAACCAATGACAACGTTTTTATCTTTATTAACGTCGCCCATAGCACTAACAGCAGCTCTGTATCCAATAACTACGTTTCCACCTGAAAGAATTCCTTTACCTGCTTCATATCCCATTGCTATGTTGTATTGAGTAGTAACACCTGTGTATAAAGCGTGATAACCTAAAGCTATGTTAAAGTTTCCAGTGGTATTAGCCAATAATGATTGATAACCAATAGAAACATTGTATTGCCCTGTAGTATTATTTTGAAGAGAAGAATTTCCTAAAGCAATGTTATAACTTGCATTAGTATTTGAGTATAATGCAGAACTACCCATAGCGATGTTATTAATACCACTAGTGTTGGTATACATAGCAGCATTACCAATAGCAACGTTATCTTTACCAGATACATTTCCTCTTAATGTTTGATAACCTACAGAAACGTTTCTTACACCAGTAGTGTTTGAGTTTAATGTTTCCATACCTACTGCTACATTTTTTTCACCTGAAGTATTAGCCTGTAAAGCAGTTAAACCTACAGCTACGTTTCTTTGTCCTGTTGTATTTGCAAATAAAGCTTTTGTTCCAACAGCAACATTATTAGCTCCAGTAGTATTAGTGTATAAAGATTGATAACCAACAGCTACGTTTTGAGCACCAGTAGTAATTTTTTTACCGGATTGATAACCCATAGCTACGTTAAAACTAGTAGTATTATCTTGAAGAGCTTCAAAACCCATAGCTACGTTAAAAGACCCTGAAATATTATTTTCTAAACAATAAGCACCCATTCCTGTATTATAGTTACCTGTTGTGTTTTCAAATAAAGATCTAAATCCACCAGCAACTTGACCAAAACCAAATGTATTATTATAAAGTGAGTTGTGTCCTAAAGCTACGTTCTGTTCTCCAGTTGTGTTTGCTCTTAAACTATCTGTACCAATTGCTGCATTGTATTCACCGGTTGTGTTTGAATACATTGAATGATAACCAATCGCTGTGTTTTTTTCACCTGTTGTAGTGTTGTAAAGAGCTTGATAACCATGAGCTGTATTATAAGATGCTAACTCACTTGTAAGACTATAACCAGCTTGATAACCCATTGCTGTGTTAAAATTACCTGACACATTTGAATACATTGCTTCATAACCAACAGCAATATTACCTGCTCCAGATGTGTTACTATACATCGCTTGGTATCCAATAGCTGTTAAGTTATTTGTAGTTACGTTTGAATATAAAGAATTGTTTCCAATTGCTATATTTCTAACAGCNCCATTAGCTGCTGTTAATGAATTTTTTCCTATAGANAAATTATTTTCTCCTATTACTCCACCTGCTCCTGAACCTATTACAACAACGTTTTCATTTGCATTTAAAGCAGTCAANGAAGCGTTTTTTAATACGTGATAATCACTCATAATTTTTCCTAATAATATTGATTTTAAGCAGGCATTTAATCCTGAAATTTTGATAAACGTATTATCTCAAAAATAACACAAATATCAAGTGTAAATTTACACCGAACCGGTCGGTGTTGTTTCTTGATCTTCTCTATTTACCTGCATTGCAGCCACAGTTCCTTCTACTCTTCCTGTTGTATTAGTAGTAAAAACTAAACTATCTCCACCTTCTAACACTAAAGGCCCTGTTAGTAAATTTAAATACTGACCTCCATCTAAAGTTGTACTAAAAACATTGGTACTGTTTGATACATAAGGTCTTGTTCCATCAGTTGTAACTTTAACTTCAACTGTAATAGTAAGACCACCATTATTAAAATTACCTACATAAAAAGCATTTACAATAGAGTGAGAATCTGTAGGAACCCCATAAACACTTTTCTCAAAAGTGTTGATGTCGTAGGGCATATTTTTAAAACTTGTAGCCATAATTTATACTCTTGCTATTGTCCACCAGCTTGATGTTACAGTGTCCCAAACCAAGGTTTCAGCTCCCATTGGAAATATATCAATAGGCGCTGCAATATTATTAATTTTATTTGCACCAGGGCTTACACTAGCAGGATTACCGCCTATTGTCCCTAGAAAAGCAACTTTAAAACCACTTTTACTAGGTGTAGGTAAATTAAATACAGCAGGGTCAGCAAAAGTACTCATATCTGGTAAAATATAACCTTGGTTGTCTCTAGTAACTTCTACTACTTGTCCAGAAACAAGAGATATGTTTTCATAAATTATACCGCCTGCTCTAATTTCTGGTCCACTAGACGTAGATGGAGCATACCCTAAAAAATAAGATAACTGCTCAATTTCAGAAAACGTATCACCTTCAGGTTTATATTGAGCATTGATTTGATTAATTACATCATTAACAGCTCTTACAATCTGTCTTTGGTTTCCGACATTATACTGTTCATTTGGATCTGGTACTCTAACTGTTATAGCCATTATCTTCTTCCATCCGGTTGAACATCAATACGCAACGTTCCGTATCTCCACGTTTGACCTGCAGCATCGTTTTGAATTTTAATACTTAAAAATCTACCACGTGCTCTTGTATCTACTTTTGTAGTAGTTGAGCTAATTGTAAACGGACTATATGTTGAAGATGAAGCTGAATCAGCTGGGTAATCTTTTAAGTTTAAATTTACTTTAACGTTTCCAGTCAATGTTTTAAAATCAGGTATAAATCTTCTTAATGCTAAAAAGAATTCTCCATTACCAAGTTCTGGACTTGTTATATCAAAATCAAAAGACTCTATATTAGATGTAATAGCTGTAACAGAAGCGTCTGCATTTACTTGATCAGTTCCTACTTCATGTTGAAATAAGGTAGAGTTTCCATAACCATTTGGTGCAGCTGTTTCTCCTATCACCGCTGGAAAAGCTCCATTAGTTGCAGGAGTAAAAGAAGTTCCAAAAGGTTTATTAAATACGTTTGCATCACTCCAAGAAGTTCTAGCAGTATTCCCTGTATACCAAACACCGCCAGGGACAGATTTAGATTCAGCAAAATTAAGTACTACATATCTATTATTATAGTTTGAAGCAGAAGCTGGATAATCCCATCTAACTTCTGTGTATAAATTATTAACACCTCCGTGTATTTGTTGTCCTTGAGTTAAATCTATGTCGTCATAAACATAATCTTCAACCATACAATCTAATGTTTTAACAGAACCGTCATAAGCAAAAAAACCTTTATCACTCATCCAATAAGCAACACCATCAACTTCTACAACAGCGTTTTGTCCTATTAATCCACAATTAGTTCCTATCTGTTCAAAACCAAAAACAAAAGGAGCACCTATGTGTCTCATAATATATAACGCATTATCCGTCCAAATTAATATGGCTTCCTTAGATTTTATAGCTCCCATAATTTTAGTACCATCTTGAATTCTTTGCGAACCTGCTGAGTTACTTGCAGTAATTAAATAATTATTTATTTCTTCTTGAGAAGAAAATCTTACAAACATATTATCTTGTGTAGATGGTGTTCCAACAGTTGTTTCAGTTCCTAAGTGAATTAAATGACGTGTAGTAGGTGATACTAAAGTTAATCTTGATTGTGTAGGATTAGAAGTTGTTTCAAAACCTGCAGTGTCAATAGACGCTCGTGTCCCCAACGGGTTACCAGCGGCGGGGTTCCAGGTAAACGTTTTACCATTTAAAATTGTTGCAACTAAAACTTGACCATAACTTGATAATGACCAAATTGCAGGAGGTGTGTTTACACCATTCGTACTAGCTGCTTGACCCCAATTATTTGATCCTCCCCATACACCAGTACTCCAACCAAAAGATAGTTGTTGTATTTGATTTCCAATTGTTTCTAAAGGAAGAACAGAACAGCTTCCACTTGGTCCTACATTACCAGAAGCGTTTGCTGTGGGTTGAACTATAAACTGTGTTGCTGATGTAATTGTTTTTATTTCATATAATTTATCTTCAAAATCTGAGTTTGAGTATCCTGTACCTCCAGGTAAATTTACATTTTCAAATTCAATTATATCTCCTACTGAAAGCCTGTTTGTTGAAGTAGTTGTAATTGTAACTGAATTAGAACCTGAAACAGTTGTAAAAGTACTTAATGCAAATTCATCAATTGTTGCTGGATACCCACTTGTTCTGTAAGGTGTAATGTCATAAAAATTGTCTTCAAAATAAATAAGTAAAAACTTATCCATTCCTATTGCTAAATATTTATTGCCATCGTTACCTCTAAAAGGAAAAAGTTTTCTTGAAACTCCACTTAGTGTTGTAGAACCTAAAGCAGACCATCCCCCAACTTTTTCTGAAAGACCATATCTAAATCTTACATTATCTCCGCCAACCCATCTTGCAACAGCGCCAACTTCACTGTTTTGTTTGTCAAAACCTGGTTTTATTTTAAAAGTATTAAGGGGCATTAAAACTCCTAAACCTTATCTTTATAAGCCCAACCTCTAGTAGCGTTAAGAAAAACTAACGTAAAAGCAGAACCATTTGCAGAAACTGTTAAGTTAGAACCTGCACCGTTAATATTAGAACCATTTCTTCCTACTGTTAGATTATTAGTAGCAAAACTACCTAAGCCGTCGATAATAGTAACCTCATCTCCAATTGAAGGAGATAAAGGTAATGTTAATGTAACAACACCTGAGGAAGTATCTACAATTACTTGATCACCAGAAGTTGCAGTATAAGCTGAACTTGTTGAATAATAACCTTTTGTTAATAGACCTAAAGAAATATTTGTTCCATTAGAAAACACTTGAGCTGTTGCTCCTACAGGGATAATAACACCAGTTCCTGAAACTGTTTTAACAGTTAGTGAATAATGAGAAGATGATCTAGTTGTAGTGTCTTTTACTATAAAAACTCTTTCAGAAGAATCTGGCATAGTTACCACTCTGTTACCTGTTAAAGTACCAGTTAATTCAAAAAATATATTTTTACCATTTGCTGTCACACCATCAGTTAAGACTAAATTAACGTCCGCTCCACCTACAGCTAAAGATAAATATCCAGTAGATGCTTGTTCTAATATCTGTAAATTAGTATTAGTTATTGTTCCCCATTGACCGGCTTTTTCGCCTGTAGTCATTAGTTCTAGTTTAATATCGTTTGAGTATGATGATGCCATAATTTTCTTTTACCTTATTTTTTGTTTTTCTTCAATATTATTCAGACCTTGGAGTTGGTGAATTTAATCTAGTTCTAATTACACCATCTGTATATTCATCTCTTCTTCTTCTACCTTGTTGCTCAATTGCGTAACTTGCTAAAGCTCTTTGGTAAGATTGTTCGTACAATTGTTGTAAATCTGCTGGACCCTTTAAATACCCATATGTTTCTGCAAGACATGCATATAAAATTAAATCTTCATAATTAACTGAGACATAACTTGTATTAGCATCTCCACCCGTTAAAGAAACTGGTTTTTTCTCATAAGCTATTGTTAACTCATATACTGCATTTGGTGTAGGAGCTAAAACAATTTGAGTAGCATCATAATTAGAATAATATTTAGGAATAGCTGTTCCTTGAGCAGGAGTATTATAAAATTCTGCCATAAAAGATACATCTCTATAGTCTAAAAAAACTTGTTCAGGGGGAGCTACAGAATTATCTTTAACATTTATATATCTAATTAAAAGAGTATTAGATGGAACTGAAACTAATCTATTCGCTGTAATTGTGCTTACAGTGTCATAAAATCTATTAGCGTCTGAATCACAATCCCTAAAGATCCTGTTTTCTGCGTTTTTAGTTATAACAGCTAATATAGCATCAGTTAAAACAGTGTTATCCACTTCTGTGTAACTTCTAATATTTGTTTTTAATTCTCCGTAATTCATATTATGGTTTCAATACTATTGGCCCTGCCGAGCATTGAAATCCTCCTCCCTGTGCTGTTGCTGCTACTACTCCCGCAGCTGTAAATGTAAAACTATTATACACTGTTTTTGTAGAAGGTACACCTGGATTTGGCACTACTGTTGGTACTAAAGTAATGCTAAATGAGCCATATATATTAGCTCCATTTTCGTGTGTACTTGCTGTTGTATTAGACGGTGTAACTCCTCTAAAAGGTGCTGCTGTTCCTCTTACGCAGTTTTGTAAAACTCCACCTATAATACCATTATAAAAAATAGTTTCGTTTTGAAATAATTTTGTAGTTGGATTAATTTTTTCTATCATAACGTATCCCGTAGTGGGAAAATAACTTAAATTAGTTACAGCTATTGTGTTTTGAGTTGCATTAATGGCTCCATTTAATGTACTAGCTAGTTGAATAGCACTAACTGGAACATCAGATACACCGCTTTTTATGTCTGAAAATCTTACATAATCTCCATTACTATAGTTTATATTCGGTGACCAAACACTAATAACAGCAGATAACGCGGTTGAACTAAAAGGGTTATCAGGTAAAATATCGAATGTAGGTGGTTCTGTTCTATCAGGTCTAGCATTTTGTAAACCTTGCGGATCACCTGGAGTGTTAATAGGATCTAATTGAGGTTGTTTTGGTTCATACTCTGATACATGAACAAAGGCTCCATTCCATTCTCTAACCATTTCTCTATATGGAAATTGCATCCCTGATCTGTCTGAAATTGCTAGGGCTCTACTACCTTTAGATAAATTAGTCATAGTTATATATTAGGGTAATATGTTCTCGGAGTTATAAACGTACTCGCTGGAGAACCGTCTTGTTGTAATGCTCTTAATAATTCTTCTTCGTACATGGCTTTTAATGGACCTATTCTTTCTGGTTGGTATTTTTGAGCTAAATAATAAGCTAATCCTGCTACCATACAAGGTATAAATCTATAAGGTACATCTGCAGCATTAGTGTAAGCACCTGCATCTTCAATTCTTTTAGCATAATAATAATTAATAAAATTTCCAGCTTCTGTTGCACCTGGAGTTAAAAATAAAGTTATTGTTATCTTATCTATAAATCTTTGTACAAAATATTGTGTTGGAGTTCCTTTAGAAGTTTTAGATGCAAAAGATTGATACTCAGCTCTACCAACTTTTGTTAACGGAAAGTCTACACTTTGTGCATTTCTATATGACGCTTCCAATACATCTTCTACACCATAAATAGCTGTTGCATCTGAAGTTCCATCAGAGGCTGATCGATACATTGTATAAACATTTTTACCATCAACTAATGTTAGATTATTATTTGCTATTTCCCAATAATGAAGACCTCTGTTGGCCCATTCTTGAAACATAATATTTAATGAAGTTCTAGCACTTTTTAACTGGTAACCACTTACCCCGCTCAT